GGATTTGACGGGTCAATTGATCCGGGCACAGGGTCGGGACGCCTTGGCGGACAACTGGGAGGTCATTGAGTTCCCGATGGAGATGCCGTCGGGGCAACCTTTGTGGCCGGAGTTCTGGTCTTTTGAGGAAATGCAGGCGGTAAAGGCGTCGATACCGTTACCGAAGTGGAATGCACAGTATCAGCAGAACCCGACGGGTGATGAGAACGCGATTATCAAGCGTGAGTGGTGGAATGTGTGGGATAAACAGCAGATTCCGCAGTTGCAGTACGTGATTCAGAGCTATGACACGGCGTTTTCCAAGAATACGCGGGCGGATTACAGTGCGATTACGACTTGGGGCGTGTTTTATCCTGAAGAAGGGACGGTTGCGGGTCTAATTTTGCTGGATGCGAAGAAGGGGCGCTGGGATTTCCCTGAATTGAAGCAAGTTGCGATGGATTCTTACAAATTTTGGGAGCCTGAGACGGTTATTATTGAGGCGAAGGCGAGTGGTATGCCTTTGACCCACGAATTGCGGAATATGGGCATTCCTGTGGTAAACTTTACACCTAGTCGTGGCAACGATAAGGTGTCACGGGTGCATAGTGTGTCCCCACTTTTTGAGAGTGGGATGATTTGGGCACCGGATGAGTCTTGGGCGCATGATGTGATAGAAGAATGTGCGGCATTCCCTAATGGGGAGTATGATGACTTGGTGGATAGCACCACGCAGGCCTTGATGCGTTATCGGCAGGGCAATTTCGTTCAGTTGCCGTCGGATTATTGGGAAGATGAGTCTGCCAATCTCCGGCCAATGCAATATTACGGGTAATTTCTATGGGAATGTATTCCGGTATTGGCAGTTTTGCCAAAAAATATAACGACGGAGGTTCTGTGCCCCTTGTAGGTAGTGATTCCTCTGGTTCTGGTTCGTATGAACAATGGAAGGCTTCGTTAGACCCAAAAGTTTCCGAAGGAATGACTGAGGATCAATTACGTTCCCTATACAGCGCCATGATGCAGAACCCGTTTGGTGGAGGAGGCATAAGGGGAGGAGGCTCAAACACCTCAACGGGATCAAGGCTTCCGTCTTACGCGAGTACTAATGAAGACGGTAAGGTCGTTATTCCAGAAAACATCACCAACCGTCAATTCATAGAGTTGTTGAACACGCTGGGTTATTTTGATGATGCGGACGATTATGACTACGATTGGCTTTTAAAACATTTCTCTGCCGGTAGTGATGCCGGAGACGGCACGTGGTTAGCGCAAAAATATAACACCCCTAACTCAGATCTTGACGTTTCGGCCATTGCAGGCATGAACTTTACGGATCAAAACAAGGATGTTTTCACAAGACTTTTTCAACTTGTAAACAGAGGCTCACAAGCTGGTGGGTTTAATTTTAATTTTAGTGGAGGCATAACCGGCCAACCGGGAGAAGGTTTTGGCGACACGGTAGCTACGGAGGGCACCTCTTATCGCCCTGTTTTTAGTGGCCAGCCTCCGACAGGCGGGGCGCTAGAGCAACCGTATTATTCTTTGTCGGACGTTTTGGTCACGTCTTCTGAACAGCCTAATTTGTATGACCGGTTTGACCCGTATCCTGAAGGGGGCTTTCAGTCAACCGACCCGTACTCCGGTGCAGTGACGCAGTCTTCTCCCTATCCAGCGGCACCTCCTTTACCGAACATAACCCCCGTAACTACCTCCGCGACTACTGTAGATGGCACGGTAGGTGATCCAACGGACGGCACTTCGGATACGACCACTACGGACACGACCCCCGCGGATACGACCCCCGCGGATACGACCCCCGCGGACACGACCCCCGCGGACACGACCACTACGGACATAAACACTACTACCCAGCAAACAAACCGCTCTCAAGCGGCAGATAGGTATGCCCCAGACGCGGAAGGCTATATTCGCACCGCCGGGTTTAGAGATATTGATCCGTACATCTATGGAAAACGTGCGACTTTGCAGGGTCAAAAAGTTCGACAGGGGTCCCGAAGAAACCTTTCTGCTCAAGAATTTATGGACGTTCTGGCGGGACAAGGCGGCACTGGCGCGTACGGCGGGGATTTAATTTATGACCCTGACCGAGGAATTATTTATTCGGGTGTTTCTGACCGCATGGATGAAGCGCGTCAGCAGGCATTTATGAGTGAGATTGAAAAAGCCAGAAACAGGCAAAGCGTTCCTTTTTATGTAGACCCGTCTTTGATGACGGATGTAGAGGAAGCTCGTTTTCGAAGTCTGACCGGCGGGTCAGGTATGGCCGCAACGCGGGTTGGGGACACGCAATACTTTGTCAACGATGATGGCACTATCACAGCCTTAGATGTCAAAGACATTGAATATGGTTTTAGCCCCGGCTTTGCTGAAGGCGGTATTGTTGATGTTTACAGTGGCGACATGGCCAATTTGCAGACTACAGGTGAAGGTATTGAGTCTTTCTTGAACCCCGAGCGGTCAAAGGCGACCCTTCGCCGTAACCTCGCGAAACTCGCACCACGGCCCACGGCCCCTGTAATGCAACAGGGCATCATGCCCATGGCTAGGTAATGGCTGAAAAAGAATATGTTTACGGCGTAGGCCCAGAAGCGTCTGGTATTGGGCGCTTTTTGAGTCCGTTGTTGCCTGTTCGTAGAGAAGTTATAGAGCCATACCAAGAGACGTTTATTGAATCGCCTGACCCCGGTAAGGTGGAAAGGGTGGTGACGCCCGGTCAGTATGGCGATCCAGAGTTAGCGGTCCCCGAAGCTGTTCAGGCTTTTTTAAATTTTAAAGGTCTTGCACGTGACCCCGAAGCCCGAGAAGCTGTACTAAAAGGTATTGCCGCACTTCCGGGTATGCCCGAGGAGTTGTCTCGCCGCGCTCAGATGTCCGCGCAGGCGGCCATGGCGGGTGAACGAGGGGTTTATGACCCGAAGACCGGGACTGTTGTTGGTGCAGAAGAGGCTTTATTAGCCGTACCACTGCTTAACGCCCCCGGAACAGCTTTAAGTATTGCCCGAGCGGGTGATGCAACCGGCACTGTAATGGGAATGATGGGAGGCTCAAGAGCGCAAGGCCCTGTTGGCAAAGCCGCAAAAGAGGCTGAAGATCTGTTTAATGAAGGCCGCAGAGAAACGGCGGTTTATCGTAAAACAGGCGCTATCCGTGCTACTGAAAACAAGCCAGCGGTGCCTATTGAAGTCTTTGGCGAGGGTGGTTTAGATGTTTCTAAGCTAGAAGATTTGCTTAAAGAGCCCGCAATACACGCCTCACGGCTTGAAGATGGCTTTAGTTTTACCGATTACGTGGCTTTCCCTAATGTTTTAGAGGCGTATCCCGAGCTTAAAAACGCTGAATTTAGGTTTTTAGAGTCCGACAACGATATTTGGGAAAAGGTTAACGCGCCTATTTTGGTTAACCCTTTTTATGATCCAGCACCAGATGAACCTAATCTTTTTTATATAAAGAGTTCAATAAGCGTCCGCGACAACAACATACGGCCTCAAATTTATGGGGACGTGAAGTCCTTGATGGCGGTGGCCATACAGGATTACATTTCGCAAAAAGAGGGCTTTGTTAGGCCGCGAGATGTAAACCCAGCAGAAGCGTCTAGTCCTAGTGCCCGTAATTCTGAGCGAGCTAGAAAGGAATATTTAAGAACAATTACTGAAGAAGGGCAGACCCCGTCTCCCGCGCAAGCCCTTCAGGCGGCCCAGCTTGGTTATTTGTCGGACATAGACCAGATAACGCGTTCTGATTTGTCTAGGGACAGACAACGCGCCATGAATTCCTACAAGTTAAAAAATCCCGATGAATATCGCAAGGGCATGGTGCAAGCTTATGGCGCACAACAACTAGACAAATATCCCCTGTATTTTGGTCAATTAATGGGGGATATGAATTTTCCCGCAAAGTTCACAATAGAGTATCAAAGCCCTTTATTTGACATTGTTGAAGATCTTCCGCAAGAAAAAGGCACGGGCAATCAATTCCTAGCCGCCATTAAAAAAGCAGGCGTTAAGCAAGAGGACCTTTTGTATTCGGGCCTAGAAGTTTTTTTGGCTAATAATAAATCAGTCACTAAAAGTGAAATAAGGGACAGGCTTTATGAACGAGAAGTGCCTGTATATGAGAAGTTTTTGGAAGACGAGCAGGGTAAAAACATTTTTTACCCTACGCCATACACCACGGGAAATAACGACAGGTTAAAACTAGCCCCAGAAGCTCAACTCCGTGATCCACGGTCCTTGGCTCTTATAACTCAAACCGACCCTTTAACAGGTGTTGCGGCAACTGGGGCGAGCGTTGGTTTGCACGATAAGTTGCCTGAAAACACTTTTGCTCATATGCGTTTCAACACACGCACTGTTCGTGCAAACGGTGAGCCGGTTGAAGTTTTGTTTATTGATGAGATTCAATCGGATTGGCATCAACGTGCTGGCAAAATGGTAAGTGAATTGATTGAAACAGAGGCACCTGACGCTCAAGGTAAAAAATCCGGAAAGATAATTGGCGGTAAAGCGTTAGAAGAGTTGATTTATGAAAAACTAGAGCAAGTTCCGGACATTCAATACGACAGCACAATTCCTAATAAAATTGCGGACGAAGCAGTAAAGAAAACAGAAAAAATAACCGGTGTTAAATTTAACGAAAACTCCGCCACGAAAAGAACTTATAGGCAAGAATATGCAAAGGCGGCCAAAAAAATATTAGGTATTTCCGACGGAGAAATAAAAGCTCGCGCTAAGAAAACAATATATGGGAAAGACTTGCCAGATGCGGCTTTTAAAGACAATTGGCACGAACTTTCTTTCCGAAGGTTGGTTAGGGAAGCGGTTGAAGAAGATTTAGATGGGGTGGCATTCACTCCAGATTATTTACAAAATCTTCGCTACGGTAAACAAGACGCAGACCCTGAAGACCAATTTTCTTTTTACAACAAAGTTTTAGCTCCGTACGTAACAAAGTATGCCAAGCGCAATGGCACAGAGCTTAAAAAGGCAGGTTTACGTTTTGCGGATGACGAAGCAATGGAGGCGGCGGGTTATTCCGCTGACCTCCCTGTTTATTACATGCCGCTGAGTGATGAAATTAAAAAAATGTACCGTAAGCCGATCCCTACTTATGCCATGGGCGGCGGCGTGGGTTCCATGGCCCCCGTAGCACGGAACATGTTCCGAGGGTATGATGATATACGACGCGGCGTAGGCGCATACGCCCCGTACACTAGGAGAGCCTGATGGCCAACGGTGACGATAAAACACAGCTATCCTCGTTGATGGACACTACGGCCATGGGGCCGGAAATCAATGAAGAAGAGATGGAATTAGATATTGAAGTGGCCGCACCGGGCACTTTTGTAGGTTCTGTTAACGAAATTTTGCCAGAAGGCATAGAAATTGAGCCGGACGAAGACGGTGGAGTTACTATCGACTTTGATCCTATGGCCATGGTTGGCCTTGATGACGGCGATTTCTATCGCAACTTGGCAGAGGAGTTGGACGATAGAGAGCTTAGTCGCCTATCTTCAGAGCTTTTAGGCGAGTTTGACGCCAATAAAGCGTCTCGCTCTGAGTGGGAAGACGCGTATTCCAAGGGTTTAGAGCTTCTTGGCTACAACTACGAAGACCGCACGATGCCTTTCCGGGGCGCTACGGGCGTGACCCACCCCTTGTTGGCAGAGGCCGCTACGCAGTTTCAGGCGCAGGCCTTTAACGAGCTTTTGCCGCCTTCTGGTCCTGTAAGGACCAATGTTATGGGGGAAAAAACCAAAAGTAATGAAGCACAGGCGCATCGTGTAAAAGACTTTATGAACTACTACATCACCAACGTGATGGAGGAGTACACGCCTGAGTTTGACCAGATGCTGTTTTATTTACCGCTGGCTGGATCGACGTTTAAGAAGGTTTATTACGATGAGGCTATGGACCGTGCGGTCAGCAAGTTTGTGCCCGCAGAGGACATTGTGGTTCCTTATAGCGCGTCTGACGTGGATTCCTGCGAAAACATCACGCAAGTTTTGAAGATGTCATTTAATGATCTGCGTATTCGGCAGGTCATGGGGTTTTATAGAGACATTCCGGTAATCCCATCTCAGGGTGATAGCAACGAAGTCACTGATCAGATGGACAAATTGGAAGGCGTTGAGCCAAGTAACGTGGATTATGACTGCACGTTGCTTGAATGCCATGTCAATTTGGATCTGGATGGTTTTGAAGACATGGGGGAAGATGGCGAGCCAACGGGCATTAAGATCCCGTATACCGTCACGATAAGCGAAGATAACGGCCAGATACTGTCCATTCGACGCAATTTTAAAGAAGATGATGATCTAAAGAAAAAGATCCAATACTTCGTACACTACAAGTTCTTGCCCGGTTTTGGGTTCTATGGCCTTGGTTTGATTCACACGATTGGTGGTCTGTCGCGCACGGCCACTGCGGCTTTACGTCAGCTTATTGACGCAGGTACGCTGTCGAATCTACCGGCAGGCTTCAAGGCCCGTGGCCTACGGGTCAGGGACGATGAGGAGCCGCTACAGCCCGGTGAGTTTAGGGACGTGGACGCCCCCGGTGGGGCTATCCGCGACTCGTTGATGCCTTTGCCGTTTAAGGGTCCGGACAGTACGCTGTTCCAGCTTTTGGGTTTTGTAGTTGATGCGGGCCGTCGGTTCGCGACGATTACTGACATGAAGGTAGGCGACGGCAACCAGCAAGCGGCTGTTGGCACGACGGTAGCGTTATTGGAACAAGGCTCACGGGTCATGAGTGCGGTGCACAAGCGCCTGCACTATGGCATGAGGCAGGAGTTTAAGCTTCTTGCGCGGGTCATGTCGGAGTATTTGCCGCAGGAGTATCCGTATGCGGTAGCGGGCGGTGATCGCACGATCATGCGTCAAGACTTTGATGACAGGGTTGATGTGGTTCCGGTATCAAACCCCAACTCGTTCTCGCAGGCACAGCGTATTTCTCTGGCTCAGTCTCAATTGCAGATGGCCATGCAGGCCCCGCAAATCCATGATTTGCATGAGGCGTATCGGCGTATGTATGAGGCTTTGGGCGTCAATGATGTTGATAAGATACTTATTGCGCCTTCTTCTGAGGACCCGATACCGAAAGATCCGGCTCAAGAAAATATGGATGTTATTGACGGTGTGCAATTGAAAGCGTTTGAGGGGCAAGACCATGATGCCCATATCATGGCACATTTAATTTTTGGAACATCCCCCATGTTACAAGCGTTGCCGCAGGCGGCTATTGCCCTTCAGAAGCACATTATTGAGCACGTAAAGATCAAGTGTCAGGAGATGGCGACGGCGCAGTTGTTGCAACAGACGGGCGGTCAGGCGTTAACTCCGGATCTAGAGCTTCAGTTGGAGTCTATGGTGGCTCAATTAAACGCGCAGGAATTTGCTAAGTTGAAACAGCTTACTGCTCAGATAACCGGCCAAGGCCCTGATCCGCTTGTACAACTCAAGCAACAGGAGCTTCAGTTGGATGCTCAGAAGCAACAATCTGATATGCAGATAGATCAAGCTGAATTGCAGATGGATCAACAGCGTATGGCTAATAAACAGACTGAGTTCCAGCAACGGCTAGCTAGCCAAGAGCGTCAAACACAAGCTAGAATTGATGCCGCACGTGAAAGAGAAATTATGAAAATGAGGAACAACTGACATGAAAGTCAAAGTTGACGGTGCACCACCCAACAATCCGCCTAATCCCGTTGCTAAAGCCGAGATTCAAGGTCAGGGCTCAATTCCTTACGCCGTAGCAAAGGAAGAAAAGACGCCCGATACTATGATGGGTAAGTCTACAACGGGCAAGAAACGTGGCATGGGTGCCGCGCTTCGCGGCTCACGGTTCACTAGCTGTTGAGGTGACTTATGGCGGTTTCTAGAGAACGCTTAGACGCCTTATATAACGAGCTTTTTGATCGTGAAACCGGCGCGGAAGACGCAGGTGCCGCGTATTGGATGGAGTCTGGGCTGACGGGAGAAGCACTTCGTGATGCTTTGATTGCGGGCGCGGCGAGTAACCCAACTGGTCAGGATTACACTAATTTTCAGGCCGCACAGGAGCAGTTCGCACAAAAAAGTTATGCGGATCGGGCGGCTGATGTAAATCAGATGTACATAGAGCTTTTCGGGCGTCCAGCGGAACAAGCGGGTTTACAGTATTGGCTGAACTCTGGACTATCGGGAGAAAAACTTCGGGACAGCATTGCGTATGCTGGTATGACAAACCCTAAGCAGGATGATTATGAAAGATATTTAGACCGTCAATCTCAGTTAGCCGCAGGAAATGTGCCTCAAGGCTATAAAACGTATGCTACCCAAGGCCCTCCCGGTTATTTTACAGAGTTCCAAGATCAGTTCACGGCTATGCAAGAAGAGCTTGCGGCGCTTAAAGAGCTTTTGGCGGCACAAGGATCTTCGGGAGGCTCTGGAACGCCGATAGGGCTTCCGGGGTCGGGACAACCGGGGGTAAGACAACCGGGAGGGGGCCAACCGCCAGTGGGCGGAGTTACCGGGGGGTCCTATTCATATACCACGCCCACCGCTCCTCCGCCAATGAACAACCCTTATTTAGCGCAACTGCCGTCTGACCCTCCGGCGGGATACATCCCACCTACTCCGGAGATGTTGGACGCGTACCGATACCAACAGTTTTATAACCAAGGCATGATTCCCCCTATTGATCAAGGAATCGGCCAGTTAAGCTATTTCGGTATTCCGCCTTCTCAAATTCAAGCCTCACTGAGTGGATTCTAATGTTACAAGCCCTGATAGGCCCTGTTACGGGATTGCTAGACAAGTTCATACCCGATGCTGATGAAAAAGCGAAGCTTGCACATGAAATTGCAACAATGTCCGAGCGTCATGCTCAAGAGCTTGCAAAAGGTCAAATTGAGATTAACAAGGCTGAAGCGGCGCACAAATCTATGTTTGTTGCGGGTTGGCGACCATTTGTTGGGTGGACTTGCGGGGTTGCTTTGGCTTGGCACTTTGTCGGTCAGCCTATTGCTGTGTTTGTCATCACATTTGCTGGTGTGGAAGCCCCTCCGTTACCTGTATTTGAGATGGAAAGCTTGCTTACGGTATTGCTGGGAATGCTTGGCCTCGGTGGTTTACGAACCTTTGAGAAAACCAAGCAGGTAGCCCGTGAAAAATGATCACTCCCGAGGTTCTTGACCGCTGGAGAATATTGCCTCGGCTAGTCATGTTCGTGATGATTTTCATGACGTACCGTGTGGTTGAGTGGTTCATGGATCTTCCTGACCCAAACCCAGAGCAAGCCGCTTTGGTTTCTGTCATGACAGGGGCGCTTACAGGCGCTTTTGGTTTGTTTTTGGGTTCGGGCAAGAAAGAATGACTTACAAATACTTCAAAGAAGAAGAATTTGCTTGTCAGGAAACCGGGGAAAACGAGATTGTTCCGGAGTTTATTGATCGTTTGGACGAACTTCGTGAAGCGTGTGCCTTTCCTTTTCACATCACTTCGGGGTATCGATCCCCAAATCACACCTTAGAAAAAGCTAAGGTAAAGCCCGGAACACATGCTCAAGGTATTGCCGCAGACATACACGTTGAAAACGGTATTGAGCGGCGAAAAGTTGTAGAAGAGGCCTTGAATTTAGGTTTTGGTGGAGTGGGTGTTGCAAAGACATTTGTCCATGTGGATATCCGCACTACTGGTCCTGTTATGTGGACATATTAGTTGCCCGTTTTAGACTGTCGTGGTATATAGATAAGACTTTCTGAGATGGAGCGCATGTGGATTCATTATACTTGGTACAGTTTGTTCAAAAGTCTATTAAGGACAGGCGCGTACAAGTCTTAGAATTGTTGGAAAACAATGGCGTTAAGTCGATGGAGCAGTACCAAAACCTTATGGGTGAGCTATCGGCTTTGAATTATGTAGCACAGGAACTCTCGGGCCTGCTAGAAAAACAGGAGCAACTAAATGACTGATCTAGCTGA